TGAACGAGTTGTAGTGCTCGACAAGTGCAACCTGATAGCCTCGCTCTACAAGCACAGATTTCGACCTAGCAGTCAGGCTAGACATTTTCGATCTGCACGATTTCGATGTTCTTGTACTGCGGACACAAGTCTCCCAGCTTGACCACCCCGCCCGTCAACTCCTGTATCTGCAGGGCTCGCTTGATCGGCACCCCTCTGGTTTTCCACCCGTTCACTGCCTGCTTGCTGACCTGCAACTGCTCACACAGCTTCCCCTTCGTGCCCACCAAGGCAGCGGCTAGGTTGATCGCGTCATTCGGTGTCATCGCAACCTCAAATTGTAAAAGTTGTAAAAAATGGAACGCTCTGCTTGACCTCTGGTGTAGTCTACTGTACTATTCTTTCACCGTCAACAAACAACAACCGAGGCACAAATGGACTTGTACTGGATTCGTGAGGACAACTTCAACGACAGTCTCGAGCGTCAGCAAGAGCAGGAGAGCGACGAAATCGCCTGCTGGCTCGACTCGGCGTCAGTCAAGGAAATCATCCAGGTCTGGGGCGATCTTGACGTTCACACCGACCTGACGACAGACGACATCATCTCGATGGTCTGGAACGGTGAGGATGCGAAAGCATGGCTTAAGCAGCGCATTCAGGAACTGGCAGAGCGGCAGTTCGATACCTGGAAGCAGTCCTCCAAACTCGCATACAAGGCTTGCAAATGAAACACCTCGCAATCATCGCAGCAGGAGTAGTCCTCGGCATCACAGCAGTCGATTGGAGTATCGGTTCAACCTCAACCATCGGAGACCTTGTTTGGCAACTCATCTCACGGATCTAGACTTCAAGTGGACTCCCGGCGTCGCTACAGATGTACAGCAAACGTGGCGACGATTCGGGTGGACACCACCGAGCGAACAGGAACAATACCTAACCAAGTGGCAGAAATATCGAGGGACATATGAAACAGATCGCATCATCGTTGGTCAAGGCGCAGAAGGCTTTCGGGCCTGCGTTGAAATCCTCCACAAACCCGCACTTCAAAAGCAGATACGCTGATCTCGCAGCCTGCGTAGAAGCTGTCATTGACGGGCTGAACGGGAACGGCATCATGCTTATGCAGCAGACGCACGAGTGCGAGGACGGGGTGATCGTAGAAACCGTATTCGTTCACGAGTCTGGCGAAACATTGTCGGCCGGTAAGCTCCACGTTCCTGCTGCAAAGCAAGACCCGCAGGGCTACGGATCGGCCCTGACCTACGCTCGCAGGTACAGTCTGATGGCAGCTTGTGGTATCGCTCCAGAGGACGATGACGGTAACGCCGCGGCAAAACGCCCAACACTCGACCCAGCACCGTACGTCAACCAGTTGATGAAAAGCGCCACGTTAGACGAACTTAAGGCGATCTACGGTCATGCCTACAAAGCCCATCAAGGTACTGAGGCAATTAATCTGATCGAGGCAGCTAAGAACAAACGCAAAAACGAACTCATGGAGGTGAAATGATGCAACCCGCAATCCTGCTGAATGACCAACAACGTGCCATGCTCCGCGCTGCTGCTCGAGTCGGACGCGACTACCAACACGACAACAAAGAACTGGAGGTAGCCATCGCTCAGATCAAATCAATCAACCCTGGTGCCTTCTACAACCCCGACACGCTTATCCTGCGGAAGTTCTTTCACGCTCCCAAGTTCCCGATCCCACATCAGTCATGGGTGAAAGCATGAACATCAACATCCACAAGGTCGAATCCGTCGAACTGTCAGAACTCAAAACCCTGCACACCGAAAGCGGTCGGGTTTTCTCGCAGCGGTACATCGTCATCAAAACAAAGGACTCCCAAGTTGAGATCGTTCTGTTCGCGGAAAACGATGACAATCTGGAGGTGAAGGCATGAATTGGCCCGGACTAGCTCGCAGCACCGACCCTCAAACCAGTCACGAGGCAGCAGGCAGCGTCGATGCCAACCGGCTCGAGATGGTCGTGCTGGCCGAGTTCAGGAACGCAAAGAAGGGTCTGACAGCAGACGAACTAGCCAAGCGTCTGCCAGGACTCCCGCTCAACACGATAACGCCCCGTATAGCGCCGCTGGTGAGGAAAGGCTACCTGATGCCTACCGGACGCAGAAAAGCCGCTTCTGGACGGTTTCAGAGGGTTTTGGAGTGGGTGGAGCCTGATAACGAGGAACAGTCGCTGGATTACTTCAACCGATATATTGCCGGGGATCGCTGATGGAACAGCGCACAGAACAGTGGTTTCAGGACAGGCTGGGCCACGCTACAGGCTCTCGTGCTGCCGACATTCTTGCAGGCAAAGACACGCAAGCAAGAAAAGGGTACTTGACCCAACTGGTCACGGAGCGACTGACGGGTCGAGCGCAGGACTCGTTTGTAAACGCAGATATGCAACGGGGGATCGATGTCGAACCGCTTGCAAAGGCTGCGTATCAATTGAGTTACGAATTAACGGATGATGTTGGGTTTGTGAAGCACCCGATGATCCGTTGGTTTGGTGCCAGCCCTGATGCTCTGGTTGGGTCGGACGGTCTGGTGGAGATCAAGTGTCCTCGGTCAACGACACACCTCGACTACATCCAGAGCGGCAAACCTCCTGCAAAGTATGTCCCGCAGATGATGGCGCAGATTAGCTGCACCGGCAGGAAGTGGGTGGACTTCGTGTCGTTCGATGACAGGTTCCCCGAGCATCTTCGGTTGTTTGTAGTCCGGTTTCAGCCGACACAGGAGGAGATTGCGAAGTTTGAGAGCAAGGTCAAAGAGTTCCTAACCGAAGTTGATAACCTAATGGAGAAACTATGCCCATCGCATACGAAGTAATCGCTAGCACCGGAACCTACACAAACAAGCAGGGAGAGGAAAAGAAACGCTGGCAGAAGATCGGCGTTGTCATGCAAGGCCCGAAAGGTCTGACGCTTAAGATGGAGTCAGTACCTGTTGGCTGGGATGGCTGGGCAACACTGGCTGAACCGAAGGCACGAGATGATGCCCCCTTCTGACCCGACCAACCCCGACCACTACAAAGGGGCGGTTGAGTGCATCGATGCCATTGCAGTCGCTACGGAAGGACTGCAAGGCATAGAGGCTTTCTGCACCGGAAACGCGATCAAATATCTCTGGCGGTGGAAGAAGAAGAACGGCAGAGAGGATCTCGAAAAAGCTCAGTGGTACATCAACCGGCTTTTGCGATCATTGTGAGCGCATGGGAGCGGACTTCTTCTACCCTCCGTTCCCAGCCCTTCCCGAACACCTCCCAGGTCTTGAGTTCTTTCAGGAACGCCAGACGCTTGTCGCAGTACAGGTTCACAAGGTCATTCGGAACCATTGCCTGTGCAACTCGCAGCGTCATCGGCCCGATAACACCGTCAGGCTGCACTCCAACAGACTCCTGAAGCCACTTGGATGCTCTGCCAACACCACTGTTGATGCTTGCGTCAAACACGCAATAGTCGATCCCCGCTGGCAGATCGTCGCCCTTCACGCGATCCCAATACTTAGTTTTGTAGAGCGGGGCAACGTCTTCATGCGTCAGTGCTTTCATATCGTCAACACTGACAGGATGACCGCAAAACTCCTCCCAAACCTTCTGCGTGCAGCCGTGGTTGGTGGCGCCGCCTGGGTCATCCTTGTGATTGACGAAGCCTCCCTCGTGATGGAGGACGCGAGCAAGTGAGTCTTTCCAAGTGTCAATCATTTCTTCATCAAGTCCTTCTGTTGACTGGAGTTAGACGAACCCAACCAGAAGTTGTACACGCTGGCAGTCTCTCGAGCCAGAACGCCCAGCAGAAGCATCATGACATCGCTGCCTGTCAGCGTCATGTAGCCCAGAGCAGAGCCTACAAGCAGTCCAAAGAACCCAGCAACGGTGACGATAGACAGCACAGCAGGGATGCGGCTCCTGGTGGCTACCTGCATCTCTCGTGCGGACTTCGTGTTCTCGACGTTCAACTCAAACAGTTTCGTCTGCTGAGCCATCTTCGCCAGTTCACCGTCCTGCTCTAGCTTTGCAAGCTCCCGTTTGGCAGCTTCAGCAGCAGCAGGGTCAGGCAAGACTCGATCAAGAATCTTGCCGCCAACCTCAAGGAGTGGGCCGAGTGGGATCATCTTTTTCCTTTGC